AACTTGTTGAACAGCGTACCCGCCGCGGCGCCTGCAATACCGCCTGCAATCAGGTTGAACGGAAACGGCACATCTACCAGGGCCTTACTTACTGCCGCAGCTACACCCTGCATGATATAACTACGAACCACCTTGGCGCCACCGGCCAATGCAGATTTTCCCAGCTCTTGTATGGATGCACCACCTTTTTCGGCATAGTCTTGCGCACTCATGGTTGCAACCAGCGCTGCTTTTGTCATTACATCCCCGCTGGCTTGTATTTCGGCGCTGGCAAGTTTCCAGGCCTCCGAAAAATTGATACTTCCTTTTTGAAACAATTCATCCAATTGCTGCATGGGTTCTTTTACCCCATTTATGCTCAATTGGATGGATGTCATAGCAGCAGCAACTTTATCCGCATACGCTTTTATTCCTGCATCACTCATTTTTATCGATGGGAGCGCTTTGTTTTGGTCGTTACTGGTACGTAACTGCGATCCAAATGGGATTACCGGTGTTGCATTGCGTTTTTTTGCATCCTCATCCATTTGGTTAAGGAGCAATAGCTGTTCAATTTCCGCCTCAAGGCTTTTGGTTGTTTCCTTTTCAAGTTTCAGCCGCTCACGCTTTGCCTTCGCCAGTTCCTTCTCCGTAAGAACATGCTTATCAGTTTTTGCGGTCAAATCCACAAGGCTATCTTTCCCAGCCTCATAAGCATCGCGGGCATCATATTCCGCTTTTAGGGTTGCATCGATCGATCGGGCTTGCGTCCCGAATGCCTTATCAAATTGAGCCGCCGTATTGTTTGCCTCTTGCCCAAGTGCCTCTACTTGTTTTTGCAATTTTGCCATTACCGCCGCACGTATACCGCCCGCTCGAATCATATCACCGGTATCAATCTGGCTGCTTTCGCTTACGGTAACCGATCCGCCGCTTTGCAATTGTTGCACACGCAATATCAATTGCGCCTGCTTTTCATAAATCGCAGTTACAGCCGTCACTTTTTGCCGCTCCGCTACACCGCGCATAATACTGGCATTTAGGCCGTTTTGAATGTCCGTAAGTTGTGATACAGTAGCCTTTTCCAGATCAATGCCACGCAAGTAGGTAGGATAGTTGTTTTGCAACAACTTCATTGCATCCAACTTTTGCATGCGCGTGCTCGTGTCACTTTTCAGCACGGCAAAAGAGGCCGCTACTTCGCCGCGCTCTTTGGCCGTATCATCAATAATGTTTTTTTGCGCTTTGTTAAACTCACTCGAAGCAAACTCCGCTGCATCAAACTGATTGGCCATGGCATATATACCTACACCCAACACCGCCACTACACCCGTCACCGCAACAGTTGCCGCGCTGAAAGCCGCAATGGTGCGCAGTATGGAGCCAAAATAGGTACTTGCCTGGATCACGCTACCCGAAAGCGCACCAAATACGCTTACTACACTTTGCAATCCGCCCACTACCTCGGCTGCCAGTAATTTAATGGCGCCCATGCCCTTGAAAAGTGGGCCAATGGCTACCGCTGCCAAGCCTGTATATACAATGAATTGTTTGGTACCATCACTCAGGCTGGCAAAGCCCTGTGACATAGTACTTACCGCCGCGCTGAATTTTTCTGAAAGCCCTACCAAATCAATCGCCTTGGCAATATCGGTCCCGATTTTTGCGAGGCTCTCTTTAATGCTGCTGGCCATATTCACCAGGGCATTATTGATACCACCGGTGGCGCGAGGTACTTTAGCCAGCTCCTCGGTAAGTTTCATCACAAACTCTTTGCCCGATATGCCTAGTTTCCGAATACCTTCTGCATCCGCCGTGCCAAAGGCTTTTACCATGGCGGCGCTTATGCTAGGCATATTCTCTTTCAGGATCATCAGATCCTCATTCAGCACCTTTCCTTTGCCCGTAATCTGGGCAAGTTGTACCGTAACTCTATCCAAGCTGGTAAGATCGCCGCCTGAAACTGATACAGAGTTACCAAATTCCTGCAAAGTTTTTCGCGCCTGTTCTGCCGAAAAACCAACGCCCTGCAAACGCAGCGAGCCTTTCACAGCCTGATCAAAGTCAAGCCCTGGCGCAAGGGCAATTTTACGCAGCGCATCCAGTTCTGCTTTTGCATCGCCGACACTGCGGCCAGCAGCGCCCATGGTGGTTTGCAGACTAAGCGATAATTGCTCAATATCGCCCGCGCTTTTTATTGCGCCTATACCGAATGCTCCCAGGGATAGGCTTAGCGTTTGGCTTAGTTCGTTACCTGCACGTGCAAGTTTGGCCCCGCTGCTGCGAAACTCACGCTCCGCTTGCCGGAGGCCTTTTTGCAAATCGGCTATCGACGTTCCGATTGCAACATTCAAACTTGCTATTGTTGCCATTCACTTTGCATTTTTTGAAAAATCAAATCAGCCTCCTCGCCAAATTTGTCGTATTCCTCCTTGCTTATTTCGGGAAACTCAACCGCTTTTTTTACATCATCTATCCAGGGAAGCGGTACAATATCCTCCGGAGTAATTTTTGCCCCTTGCGTAGCGGTAATCAAATAGCCAATAAGCCGCGTTTGTTCCCAGCTGCGCCGGTACTCGCTTTGTCGAACTTCGGCCCATCCATTATAAGCATTGAAAAAGTAACGCGGTGTACTACAGTAAAAGCGCTTATCATCCCAACCCATCGCGCCTGCCATGCCCACCCATCGTTGCCATTTTACGCCTGCGGCTTCTGTTGTACCCCCTGCCGCCCCTTCTTTGCTGTGTCCGTAGATTCTGTTTGCGCACCGATCCAATCTGTGAGTGCTGATACGATCAGCGACATTGCCTCTTTTACCAACTTCGGGTTTTTATCCAGTTCAGCCTGAACCTTATGCACGCTTATTTTCACTTCATTCCCATTTGCATAAGCGCCATTTTTGATGGCTGCCCAAATAAATTGTGGAAGGTTGCGCATCCAGTCATTGTCAGTTGCGGTACCATCAAGGTATTTATCAAGTGGAATCCCAAACTCCTCTTCTGCGATCAGCATCGCGTAAAAGCCGAATAAAAAGGAATAGGATACCCCGTCGATTTTCAAATTTTTCAACATGGCCATAAATTTTTTTTTGGTAAAAAGGCGCAGGACTACCCCGCGCCTTTTTTAAACCGGTTTTTGAATTGGATTAAATCTAAGTAGTTGCTTTCGTAAGGGCTCCATTCCCTTTTAGTTCGAAAGAAAAGGTTACATTTTCCTGACTTCCACTACTGTCGGCGCTGAGCGAAGTTACATAAGCGGAGCCTGAGTACTTTTCATCACCGGTTACACCGGTTTGGAATACACAAGCCAGTGCCGTGCCTGCATCCCACGCGGTGTACAGTTGTTTCCATCCATTGGTAGCATCAAGCGCCAAATTACCGGTGCCGCTAAGCGTCCATGATTTTCTCGCGGGCAATGCATCCTCCCAATCGCCGCTGTCTTTGCAGGTAATATCCCGCGTATCGCGCTTCAAATTAAGAGATGCATTTACTTGACATGTAATTTTTGCCGGAGTGGCCCCGGTGTAAATTGCCATAAGGCCTGAAATAACTGTTCCTGTCGTTGGCATTTTGTATTTTTGTTATTTGGTTTGCAAATAGCACTGGGCCATCAGTACCGTTATTTTACTTTTCCTTGTCAGAAGTAATTGGGGCTTTGATTGCAGATGATTGCAATTGCTGCGGTGGCACACAGCCCATATAGCCTGTTGGATCTACCCGGGCTGGTGTTTCATCCGGCACGCGCTTAGCGCTGCCAGCATCAATCAAGGCTTGTCCATCGGCATCGGTTACCTGAATAACTGAACCAATCGGAAATATCGCTGGTTCGTTATTGATCTCTTTCAGTAGTTGAATTTTCATGGTATTTTATTTTCGTTTTCAAATTTTTGTGAAACTCGACGCCATTCGCGCTCCATAATCTTGTAAATCCGATCTTTTGATCGATCTACCGTGGCGCGATAAAATGGTCTTGCAGCGCTTTTGCTGGTGCCATTTTCAACCATATTCAAATAGTAACCATCCGTGCGTTTGCTTTGCCCAAATGATCCAGTTGCCCTGCGTGCCAGTTTTGCCCCTACAAATACCTTTGTATTGGCACGATTAAAGGGTAGCACTTGCAAACTCATGCCCAGGTTACCTGGATAATATGTTGCTACCACTCGGCCCTGTCCTTTGGGTGCGCGCATACGCTTGGCCACTTTGGCTGTACTGTATCGCTTGTGCACTTTTTTCCCGCGTGGCGCTGCCGCCTCCAGGCTACTGGCCATATAAGCACCGCCGAGCGCCGCAATGCGTTTACGTTCCCCGGCTACCAAATTGCCATACTTGCGCAGTTTGGCAATGATGATTTCTATTTCTTGCTCTGGTGTCATCGGTTTACGCTGATCATGTATTTAGCCTCACGGCAAAGAAACTCGCCTTTTTCATCTGTACTATCTGCGCCACCTCGATATTCAATTTGCCGCACTGTTACACCCGCTGCGGTGCCTCTGGTGAAATCCAGTTCGGCTTTTATTGCTGCATCTATTGCCTCCAGTTTGTCATAATCATCACCCCAGATGTTCATCGTTACTTCGTAGTTGTCGTAGGTTGCTTTGTCCGATTTTGTTGCATCGCCAGGGCTTATGCTTACCTGAAATGCGACGGCTGGCTTATCGCTTAGTTGTGGTATCCACACCGGATGAAAGCGCCCATTTATCAGGTCATTTACAGCCGTTGAATTAATCAGCCGCGTTCGCAAGTATTTACCAACCATTTTTTTACTTCAAAAAACCCGCACCAACTGCACCCGAACGTATGGCCACGCATCGGGGCAGCGGGTGCAGAGAATGAAAAAATCAAATTCTACTTTCACATTGAAGAACCAGGTATTGCCTTCGGCCAATTTCCCCAATGTTGCGTATGTCATAGTCGGCGCCCTTGTAGGACACTTTATGCTTTGCCGTGATGCCAGCGCGGTACCGGATTGTGTAATCTACCCGGGTAATGCTCGTTTGCTGATCGGCAAGAAACATTTCACTATTCCCCGTAGCCGGAAAATCCACTTTTGCCATGCAAGTATGTACGCATGTCCATACAATCGATTCGGCTCCACTCGCGCTGAGCGTTGTAGCCGCTTCATATATTTCAATGCGGCGGTTCAAATCTCCGATCAATACTTTTTCCTTTGCCATCACGAACTGAATCTATACCACGGCGCCAGCAGTAATTCGCTTGCCCGTGGCAACTGTATTACATTGTCCTCGCGCTTGCTGTCCATGTCTCCAACCATAAGCAAAAGCGCCTGCTTGATGGCTGTCGGAATGAATGCCGGGCCATCGCCAAACCCTGCCTGATATTCAATCACTACGCTATTTGGCAGCGTTTGCGACTGGGGCCAAGACTGGTTTTGTTTCGGAATGACAAATGCGGTTTGTCTTACGATGCCGCTAGTGTATAGCGTATTGCTCCACGTTTGTTCCGTTCCGTTACTATCTATGTATTTCACGCTGGTAATGCTCAATACTGGCGATATACGCAGGTTAATTCCTACATTATCATCATCAGGGAAGCCCGCATGGTATTCCTTGATCGTTTGTGTAAGCAAGGCAATTCCATACGTTTTTTCTACATATGATGCGGCTGCCAGCAAGTACGATTGTACCAGCGCATCCTCGCTCGTAATATCATCAAGGCGCAAGTGCGCACGTACCATCTCCATTGTTATGGGCAAGTCTGCATTTGCGGTCGTAACCTGGTAGCCTTGATAAGTAGGTGTCATGCGTATTATTTTGGGGCATTGCTGCCAGGTGCTTCATCTTCTGGAACTTCTACCTGTATGGCATTTGGACGATTTCCAACCTCTACAATCATAAGCACTTGGCCCGGTGCAATGGCATTGTGCACCTGCGTTACATTGGTTACCGCATCGGCCACGGTAGCCATGGCCTCAAATCCAATTTTGCCGGTACTGCGGGCCAAATCTGCCAGTTCCAGCAGGGTACGCAGGTTTTCTTTTGTGATTACCATTACAGGTTGAATGCTTTTCGTGTTACGGAAATTGCACTATCGGCGTACAATCTTGATTTTGCTTGTAGCCGCACAATGCTTGCCGCCTGGGCTTTTGTAATGCACACTTTTGCCGGATCAGGTGGCGTAACGGTGCCATCACCTGGATACCGCGCCGTAATAAATGCGCGATCAGCCGGGCTGATCACCGAACCGCCTGGTATTGCTACTTTATCACAAGTCCAACTTGCGGGAATAGGGTAGTGCATAATGCTGAATGCATCATGCACTGTGGTAATCACATCGCCAATGGTGTAAGGCGTAAGCACATTAAACTGAATGGTTTCTAAGTCCCAGTTATTTGGCGGGCCTGACAAATCTTTGACCACCTGCGCCTGGTTCCAGCAAATCGCCTTGGTTGGGTTTTGGTGCTCATGTAGCAAGCCTAATGCGTGACCGGCTTCATGATCGTTCGCTGCTTGCTCAGTCCATCCGATATTCATAGTGGGTTCATTTTGTGGAATACTCGAGCAATCAATGCC